TATAGCATCTTATCATGAGACTGTCATGAGATGTGTGGAATCTCTGATGAGTATACTGTGTCGCATGAGACTGATTGTGATGAGAGTGAGAATCATGAGACTCACCCTATTTGTTTATAATATTTATTTGTATTATTATTTGATTTAATAAACTTACTCTTACGATTACAATTAATTGTTGATGGTAATACTGTATAAGTTACATCTTTACAATTCTCTTCTAAGTGCGTAATCGTATTACTTAATTGTTTATAATACTCAGTAGAATGATGATAGAATTTAAATCTTTGAAGTCTCATTATACTAAACTCCTACTGATTGTAATTGATTTACATAATTAACACCGTTAACTTCTAATCCTAATAGTTGTAAACATATAATATCTTTGTCAGTTAGTGTTAACTTACCAGTTAGAGTCTGAAGTGCGTCAGCTTGGACTGGATCTGTAACATAGTGTAATGTTCTTCCGAAGGCTGTCTTATCTTGTGTCTTAATGTTGGTCATGTTTTGAATCTCCTTGTCTGTTATATACTTATTATAACCGACTCAACTGAGACTAACATGATATTTGAGCAGTACAACACATCCCATTTGAGTCGCATATGATTGTGAGTCTTAGTCTAATACTGATTGATACTGGTCTAAGACTGAGATGCCTACAGATAGCGACTCATACAACACACGAGTCTATTGCGTCCATGTTGCGTTGATTGTGAACGGTGTACCGCACCTTGACGAGTCTTACAGTGTGTCTACAGTGTGTTACGTCCTTGTTCCGCTGAGTCTCGTGCAACTCGCAAGACGCAATGAGACTGGACTGCTATATAGTATTGAGACCCTATTGGGGTAAATGCGACCTGTGCTACACGTATAATAGGCTTCAGAAATTTATGCTGTTTTTTACCGTTATACGCTGTTATAGGAGTTAGTGGAGGTCTATTAGAAATATCCAATCAGAGGATATTAGGTTACAGAGGAAGAGTCCACCCTTCTCCTCCCCTGTATAAGTGCGTGATCGACCTAACGCCAGTTATGGTGGTCGTTGTAGTCTTCTAGACCCATGCACTCTTGTCTTTGTTCTAGATTCAACCCCATTACAAGATGATTTGCACTTGCTTGAGGGTTATCTATGAACTCAGCTAGCATATTAGCAAACTCATCTCTCTTTCTCATAGCTATTTGGTCTGCTGCGGAGATAGATAGGGCATCTGTAAAGTATTTAACGCCTTGAGCTAGACAATCTAGCCTATCGTCGTGTTTTACAGCTCCTTTCTGTCTACACATACGGCTCATTTGGTAAAAGAGCATATATAAGAGCCTACTTTCAGGTGCACTGTCTTTGTTGGAGGAATAGTCCCAATCAATAACAGCCCTGTCAACAACAAGGCGGTGTTGGTTAAGCACAGGCTCAAGACTATCAATGATCCTGTCCTCCTTTCTGACATTTGCCCTAATCTCTTCAATATCAATGTTCTGTTTCGTCTGAATAAGGTGTTTCTTAAATAGTTCACTTACGATTCCATCTCCAAAGTTTGTTTCGATAACCAGCGATGTAACTCCATACTTCTTGCATCCCTTAAGGATGTCAAGCAAGGTAGTATCGCTGTACCCGTCTCTGTACGCTCGCACCTCATGCAAATAGATGATTCCGTTCTTTTGGGATAGATAACAAGCCGCTGTTTCGTCTGTTCCTCTTCCCGAAGGATCGACACTACAAATGGTCTCGTCAAACTCAGCCCACTCTCCCTGCATTTGCATAGGTGAATAGAAATAGTCTCCCGGTAGTCCCACTGTTGGGGCATCTTTGATGACATTGGCTGGATCTGAGCACCATATAATGTTTTCGGGTGCAGAATCAGGATTAACGCTAGTAACAATGAGATCAGCCATCTTAAGTGGAAATTTCTCTGCATCTGATAAACTTGTGTCTAATTGAAACTGCAACATGTAGTTTGACCGCCCCATAGAAGCTTCTCTTTCAAGTAGGTCTTCATGAGTAAAGCGATCATCTGTAGGAGTCCAGTCTTCTGCTCCATTGTCTATATCTGCCTGTAACTCAGGTGCTAGTAGTCCTTCGTATTGGGTAATGCCTGTTCCTCTTGGATATCTGGCTGGCCAAACCAAGGGACGATACGAACGCTCTGCCAACTTACGATAAATAGTAAAAGTAGTCTGAGGAGTCCCGAGATACATAATACGGCTATCATTTTTGGGTGTAAGGATAGATTCCGCTTCCGTACAGAGTTGTAAAAGTTTCTCACGCATGAACTCCGTCATACTGTTTCCCGGCACTTCTATGTCGTCTAAAATCATCAAGTCTGCCCTGCTCCCAGTAAGCTGCCCTGTAATACCCACACTCTTCACCGAAGGTGCTTGGTGGGGTGAGCAGTTTACGTCGAAGCTGATACGTGACCATCTTGAGTCGTCGGATTTTGGTCTTAAGAAAGTTAACCATGGTGTCTCTATAATAAGTTTCTGTAAAAAGATAGACATGTTATCTGCACGTTCTTTAGACGCAGAGATAATCATGATCTTTCTTTCGGGGTCATTAAATAAAGTCCATAGAACAAAAGCACCAGTAATCCAGCTCTTACCAACGCCCCGAAACGCCTGTATTTGTAGTCGCTTGGGACCAGTCTGCAAGTAATCTGCAATCGCATATTGAGCCCTCGTAGGAGGTGGAAGATGTAATTCGTGCCACAACGCTTGCAAGAACAACTTAAAGTCTTGCTGTAATAAAGTTAAATTATTCATTTACTCCCGGTATTGTTTGTTGAGGATCACTTTCAGCTTTCATTTCTTGTTCTATAAGTTTATCTAAGTATCTGCTAAAGAATTTAGACTTACGAACAGTTTTTAAAGCTTTCTTTCTTTTCTCAAGTTCAGCCTCTTCTACTCCTCCAAGATCATCTTCTCTATACTGAGGTATAGTTTGGTATCTTTCAAGTTCTAGTTCAATTTCTGCAAGTTCTTTTATTTTATTTATTTTGTCTTGCTCTACAGCTATGATGTCTTCAATAGTAGTACGTAGCTGTGTAGGAGAATACTTTAATTCTGGGTCGATAATAACATTCATAAGCTCACTTACTATTTCTTCTGGTAAAATGTCAACTTTGTGTTCTGCTTTAAATATACTTCTTGCAGTTTCAAGTATTGCATCACCACGATCTACAACATCAAAGTAATCTTTTGCTACTTCCATATGTAGTTCAGCTTGTTCTGGTCCTAAATGACTTTCTTTCATTATCTGGTTGCGAGTTTTACCAGTATCTCTGTGTAAACCTCCCCAGTACTTCATATTTCTTTTTGTTCCTTTTAAACTTAAGCCATGTAAGTCATTAAAAAAGTTAGTTTTTACTCTATGAGTTTCTGGGTCAATAAGATCTAAATTTGCTTCAGCATCCCCAGCTGTATATCCTCTACGTAAACCATACTCTGTAAGTTGAGTCCACATAGAATCTCCCGGTGCTGTATTCTGTAACAAACCTAGAGACTGTACTAGAGTCAATCTATGATCTAAGTCAAGTTGTTTTTCTGGAAAACCTAGCCGTGATATGTCTGCACCATATATCTCTTTAAACTCTTTTAACAGTTCTGACCTATAATTAATAAAGGATGTTTGCCTATTTTGATATGTGGTATTTCTTTTAACTCTAGATAATGGTAAACCTTTTTCTGGCACTGTAGCCCAATCACCGGCTATAAGCCTACGATAAGCTGGAACAAAGGTTTTGCTAGTTAATAATTTTTCATAGTCTAACCTTCCATTACTAAGTAAATTATTATCTATACCACGTTTAATCATGGTACGCTTAGTTAATGGATCAAGCGGTTTTATATTTAACTGTTGCTGTCCTGTTGGTATATATGTTACTTCACTTTTAAGCTTACCGTAGTTTGGATCAGCTTGGTCTGTAACATAACTATCAGGGTTAGTAATCTCATAGTATCTAGCTGCGTCTAGTGGGTTTTCTGGTTTACTACCTCCAGCCGTGACATCCATTATAAGATCTCCTTTCATAATCTTTAATGGTCCAGTAATGCCAGATCTGTCTATATCTGTACTAATCCTCTTTCTGAGGTTAGCTAGGAAATTTTTTGACGGTATTATATTACCTACAGGATCTGCTATTGGGGCAGTTTCCACTGTGTCAGCTTTTACATCTACAGTTCTTTTGTTAACTGGTTTAAATCTTTCTGGTGTTTGTATCTTAGGTACTTTTTTTATAAGACCTCTGCCGTAAAATAGTGCTTTTAGTCCGTCACTTACAGCTCGTTCGTCTATATTAGTAACATCACTTACAGCTTCTACTGTTTTAGTAACTGGTGTCATGGCTGCACCTACTGAATTGTTTAAAAGATCAACAACTTTTTGTAGGTTTTTAGATACTCCACCAGCTTTTCCTTCTCGTATAGCTTGATCTACAGCCGCTTTCTTTTCGCCAGATAAATCAAAAAACTTACCTATAGCAGAATCTTCTATAGAATCATACAAACCACCAAACAGTTTTTGTTGTTCTTCTTCTTCGTTCATCTGATGTGTGATAAAATAGTTTGTTCTCGATCAGTGATACCAAATGTCGACCTCATCCAGTCCCTCCAGTTTTTACTACCTTTTTCCTGATTGCATCTCCTACACGACGGTACAA